AACTGGTCTACCGTAAGAACAAACACCAAGAAGTAAATTGTTTTCATATAAGCCAAAAGCATAAGAAATAGAAGGGATTCGTTTTGCATAGTGTTTATGCAAGAACCATTCTTTACACTCTTGGTTTTTAATAGTTTTTACTGAGCAATCATTTATCATTTATTTGATTTTTATATTGATCACAAAACTTGTCACAAATAATCCAAGGTTCGCACTCTTCTGAAAGACCTAAGATACCTACATAGCCTCTTATTCTATCAATTTCTTCATAGAGATAGGCTGCTTCTTTTTCAGTAAATTGAAATTTAATTAGTTTTTTCTTCATTGCTTTTCACCGTAAAAATAGTTTTGTTTTTCAGAAGCAGATAATCTGTCTTCTGCTTCTATCCAATAATCTTGATAGTGTTCAATCCATTCTTTTTGTTTATCAGTTAATCCACTTTGTTCACAAGCAGATACATGATCTAGACCATGCTTATCGCAATAGTCAACATATACCTCGACTAAAAAATCAAGTTCGTTCATGTATTTAACCTATTGAGTTTGTTGATAGCGTTTTGTTTTTCTTGTAATCGGTTGAGCTTATTAAATACATGAACGATTTCATAGTCACTTAATGGAACGCCAGCATCTTCAAAGTCCCAAGTATCCATTTCATCAAGAGTATCTCCTACTAATTCATGAAGGACTTGAAATTCATCTTCAGTTAGTTCTAATAATTTAGTCATAGTTATTCCTCATAATCCTGAAACAACCAATCGTCTAATCTTTTTGCATGGATCGCTCCAAGATTAATTTGTTCAGGATAAAGTTTAATTAATTTCATATCACCCATAGTTGGGTGATGTTCATCTTCAATAGACCAATTGTCGCAAGGACAAAGCTCTAGCCATTTTTCAATAGCTTGTTCAGTGTTCATTTGATCATCTCCAGAGTTTTAATAATTTCTTGTTTGACATAAGGGATTTGTTCTTCTTGGTTCGTAGGCAAGAAGACAGTAATTTGCCTATCAGCTAATTCGCAGAGAACATCTAAAACTATTTCTAGTTTGTCTAAGGTGTCATCAGACATCTAATTCTCCTCTAATAGTTTTACTACTTGATATTTATCCTGTTCTAACCAAACAACATCATCTTCTTGTTCACAGTAGTGATTGTAATTAGGATCAGATGCAATTTCTTTTGCTTCTTTTTTAGTGTTTGCACCAACCGTAACTGAATAAAATACAGTTTTCTTGGTTAAGAATGTGTAGCTGTTTAATAAAGCCATTAGTTTTGCTCCTGATAGTGAATTGTTAGTTTATTGGAATAGTTACTCACGACTTAAGCTCCATTTTCTGATCGTAAGCTTGTTGCCATCTTTCATCCGCAGATAAAGGTGGTTCACCTGTATAAAAGTCTTCAATAGCTGCATCAATAGAGGCATCTAACTTATCTATAACAGCTTGTCTGAGCTTTGGATCGTTAAACTGCTCAATCGTACAGGTGTCGTAAACTTCGCAACAGAAGTCAGCTAGTGGATATTGATATATATCCATTTCATTAGGATATTGTTTATCAAAATAAAATAGCCAATCTCCATCAATTGTAAGGTCTTTAGCTTTTGGAACGTCAAAACCAGCACGTTCGGCAAAAGCTATACAAAATTGTTTGTCAATTTTAGGAATTGAAATTGTCATGTCAAAATGTCAGATTAAGATTTTTGTAGTTTTTTTAGTTTTTGTAGAAGTTCAGTTAATTCCTTAATTCGAGGAATTTTTGAAGGCAAGTCACCTTTATCATCAATGACTTGCTCCATTTCATTATTAATTTCATCAATCAATTTTGAAGTAGTTTTACCAGTTTTACATTCTCTAGAAGTAGGATCATTTTTCCCAAAATCCCTTTCGTTATATCTAATCCACCTGTAGGCAGTTCTTTCAGTAATTGCAGGTATTCTTCTTTCTGGATCGTCTGGATCAACGTCAGAATAATTAGCTAATAATTCATCTTTAATATCTTTCTTTTTAACAGTTTTAACAGTAAAACCGTCTTCATCTAAAGCATCGTTATAAATTTCAGAGATAATTGCATTAATCTCGAATTTGTTTGGTTCGTAAAGGTATTTCATTGCGTAAACTCCCATTCTCCAACAGTATTACCGTTCATATCTCTAATACGGCCTTTCATGTTTTCTTGTGGTTCGATATAACCTATATCTTGTAATTTATCTGAAATAGATCCTAAGATCCTACAGATTTCTATACCTGTAAGATCATCGTCAAAAGCTGCATTATCGCAGTTAATAGAAACATTAAAATTCATAATTTTTTCTCCAAAACAATTAATCTCTCAGCTAAATCAGCTACAAAATCTCTGATAATTTCTATCTGATTTTGAGTAATAGCTCTTTCTTCAGTTATATTATCTTTCAATGAGCTAACTGCATTTTTGGTGCTTCTTAATGATTCTATTTGGTTCGTTAAAATCATTAATAAAACATCATTTAATAACTCATTGTCAGCCTCATGACTTTTTAAAGTTTCTAGAACTTTCTGTAAATCTCTTTCCATAATTAGTAGCTCCTAGATATATACTGTTCTTCTTCTAACTGATCAAATATATATTGACCATTCTCTGATAAATTTTCATAGCTATGGCATAAGCTAGGACGGAACTTAAATTTTTCCTCCATACGGCATCTTCTACAATAGTTAGAATCAAAACCTGAATAGAATTGAGTAAACCAAAGATGATAAGCCTCGTAAATGTCGAAACGATCAAAGTACATAATTAATCAACCTCACTTAATAAAGTTAAAGCTAAATTTTTCCAATATGTTTCTGGATCATGTCCTAATTCTTCTATTTCTTCAGTCCAGATTGGAACATGTATTCCAATTCCACTAAAAAAATCTTCTAAGGCTGCAATAGCTCCATAATGTTCATAGACATAGCTTTTGGAACGTAAAGCAGTAGACAATAACCACCTGAAGGACTGAATTTCAGTCCAATTAGGGTTGTAAGAATCTTCTTTCTTAATAGCGTCAAGAATAATAGTTTTTAATGGAGTCATTAGTTTAATCCTTCAATATCTCTAAGCTTGATTGGAGAAAAATGTATTTCTCTTTCAATGCCAAGCATTAATTGAGGATGTTTCACAGACTCCAATTCAGTTACAGAGAAATAACCTAATTCTGGGAAATCTCCATCAACAAAACCAAAACATTCATTTGTTTTTGGATCGTATTCTGTTACGTACCACGTCCAATTGTTCCAAGGACAGAAAAATTTAGCGTAGACAGTAGAATTGTCACCTTTTCCGTCTTGAGCGTATAAAGGTGGAATTTTTTTCTTGAGTGACTCTGTTAGAAGTTTCATAAATTGGATTCATAAATTAATAATTCTATGATAACCTGATAATGTCAAATTAACAAGTAAAGTGTCAAAACTTAAGCAATTCATTCATGACCATGGAACCGAAGCCCTAAAGTTAGAGCTGGAACGTAAAAAAACATTCATGAATGAAAAACCTGAACGCCTTAAACCATTCAATTCCTTTGAAGACATTCAACAAGATGATTGGGATTTTTTATTAAATGATGAATTGAAATTTAAAAATAAATTTTTATACCAAAAATTAATGCTTACAAGATTTTCAATTTTGGAAAAAAATTCTTGAAAAAAAATTATAAACCCTAGAAACTAGGGTTTATTGTTTTCATTTCTTTGACGTTCTCACCTTCTAATATTTGAATTAACGTCCACTCAATTTCTTCAAAACTTTTTAAATCTTCATCGTCTACTCTATAAGGAGTATGTTGGACTGTCCAATCTACTCGCCTTTGAACTTCTTCTAATAAGTAGTCTTGCATTTCATCGAAAAAATCAAAATAGCAAACACTGGGTTTGCTATCTAGATAATCGGCAGAATAAATAACTTGATACATTTAATTAGCTCCAATCTGCATGAGAACTAATTTATCTTGGATTCTCTCAGGGATTTCTCTAGGAAAAATCTGTGAGAGATAAGGAGCGAAAAACTCACGCCAGAATTTTTTACTCTTCCTTTTATTTGAAAGATGCTTGTTAAAAAATCCCGTAGGAGTTCCACCCCTAATTTGTAAATGGTCAGAGTAAAGAACATACATTAATTGCAAGATCTGAAATCTTGTAATTTCAACTTCATGTATTCCGTCCAGATGCTCAATGATGATCATCTCGCTTTTTGGTTCGTAAACTGTGGAAGTCATTTGATAAAACAGGGAATAAGATTTTCAATTTCAGACTGATCAACAAGTTCGGCTACATCGTTCCATGAACCGATTTGATTCTGTTTTAATCCATATTCCAAACACCAATAATTTAATGTTTGAGTAATGTGGCGTTGAGTTGTTGGACTTGTCGATCCTTTGTAATAGTTTTTGGAACGAATAAACGATCCATCCTCAAGTCTTGCAGCTACTGGAGTTGAGTAACTATAAAGAACTTCAACATCGTCAAGAAGTAACAGAGTTCTGTTACTTCCTAACTGTTTAATTCTGTTGCTCATGACTCCCAACCTTTTAGCTCGCCGTTTGAGTCAAACTCATTGTGACGCTCTACGATTGCAGCCAACTTCCTATAATTAACAGGATTTTCTTTTGCAAGCTTTTTCAATGCCTCAGTGAAATTGACTTCAAGAATGTCTTCGTATCTTGAAGACTTCCCGATTTGGTATTCCAGCTTTACCCGTAACCACCAAATGTCGAGGTCTTTCTCTTCTTGACATCTTTGCATTGCTTCAAGACTGCAAGTGTCTTCATGACCTTGTGTCTTTACTTGTGCTTGATAATCTTTAGTTTCCATAATGAGAAAATGAGATTTTAAGGACTGTTTTTGTTCACGTAGCAAAAGCACTTGTGAGAAGCATAAAAACGCGTCTCTTGGTGTTTAGCCAAGTGTTTTCAGGTCTGGTGACTAGCCAAACCTGAGCGAACGCTCCAACTTTTAAATTGTCGAGTTTCTTTGTGAGTATAAATACTCAAGAGTGATAAGATTTTTTGTTGATAGTTTTTCTCCATCAAATCTTATGTATTAATTATAGCATGGTCTTAGAGATTATGCTAGTAAGTATTTACAATGTAACGTATCAAATTATACGGGGGTGGTGTAGCAATTTATACATATCTATATCACGGCCCGTACAACTTAAATATATATCCGAGACTAAGTTCTACGTGATTATGATAAGTCTTCTTTAGCTTCGACTCTTATGGATAGTTCAGGAGCTTGGATGCTTACGTGTTCAACGCTTTCACCTATTACTTTGCCGATAGAATCTAGAACTTGAGCAGCAGTTTGTAATTGTCCTTTGCGTATAGCTTTTTCATAGAGTCGAAGTCTTGCTGCTTGAAGACGAGCCAACATATTTTCTCTATCTTTTTGCCAATCTTCGTTATTCCAAGAATTAACTTGTTTCCAATCGCTCCAACCTGTAGCTACTGAAACACCTTCTTTACTTGCATGATCTAACACAAGTTGTCTAGCTGGTAGACCTTCTAACTGTCTTTTATAAAGTCGTTGTTGCCTAGCCTCCACCAATACTCTAGGACTTTTATTCCCTACAGTTCGTCTAGGTTTCTTTATTTCTGGTACGGGTTCAGCATCAAAGCTGTTAAGGCATGAATCGGTCACGGACGCAACTCAAAATAATGTTATTAATAGGATAATAACCTTTTATAAGCGTTTTGGAGTAAGAATAGGGGGTATCCGTCAAAAATCCCCAAAACTAATAACTTATGGCTGTAAAAACCGCACCAGAAATAAATTTAAGGTGGGCACAAGGAGAAGTATTCAATAATGAAAAACGCTTCCGAGTATTAGTAGCAGGTCGAAGATTTGGCAAATCATATTTAAGTTGTATCGAACTTCTTCGTGGAGCGATCAATAGTCCAGGCGAAACATTTTTTTATTGTGCTCCGACATATCGAATGGCAAAAGATATTGCATGGAAAGCATTAAAGAAGTTAGTACCAAAAGTATGGATACAGAGCAAGAATGAGACAGATTTGAGACTCGATCTTGTTAATGGATCGTCAATCGAGTTAAAGGGAACTGAAAACGCAATGGCTTTGAGGGGTCGAAGTTTATCAGGTGTTGTATTGGATGAGGCTGCCTTTATGGATGCAGAGGTATGGTTTGAAGTTATACGTCCTGCGTTAGCTGATAAACAGGGATGGGCATTATTTATTAGTACACCAGATGGAACTGCTAGTTGGTTTTATGATTTGTGGTGTTATTGCAAAGAAGATCCTACGGAGGAGTGGAAAAGGTGGTGTTATACAACAATTGAGGGGGGTAACGTACCAAAAGAAGAAGTTGAAGCAGCTAGAGCACAATTAGACGAGAGAACATTTAGGCAAGAATTTGAAGCAAGCTTTGAAAATTTAACTGGTTTAGTTGCAATTAGTTTTGGAGATGAAAATATTTCAACAATTGCAGAAGATATAAGTATTGCGCCATTGTTGTTAGGCGTTGACTTTAACGTAGATCCAATGTCAGGGATATGTGCAGTAAAGAAGGACGATACGTTATATGTTTTTGACGAGATTGTGATGACAGGAGGAGCTACAACATGGGATTTTGCTGAAGAGGTTACACGCCGTTACGGAATAGACAGAAGGGTTATAGCTTGTCCTGACCCTACTGGAGGAGCAAGGAAGACTTCTGGTGTTGGAGCGACAGATCACAGCATATTGAGAAGGAGTGGATTTAACGTATCTGCACCAAGAGCACCGTGGAAGATAAGGGATAAAATTACTGCTGTTAATACTGCTTTATTTGATGCAAATAGCATCAGAAGAACTTATATTCATCCACGATGTAAGGAATTAATAAAGTCATTAAGAACGCTGACTTATGCACCAAACACAGGTTTACCGAATAAAAATCTTGGTGTTGATCATGCTTTTGATGCTTTCGGGTATTTATGTTTACAACAGTTCAACTTGGCAAAACCTGAAACTTTAGGTCAAACTGGGTACAGAATTTACTAAAACCATGCCAACTGGAAAGGGAAGCTACGGAAGTAAAAAAGGAAGACCAAAGAAGAAAGGTTTATATGCCAATATTGCTGCAAAAAAGAAACGTATTGCGGCTGGTAGTGGAGAAAAGATGAGAAAAGCTGGAGATAAAGGTGCTCCAACTGCATCAGATTTTAAAAAAGCAGCAAAAACCGCTAAAAAGAAGAAAAAATGACAGTTACAAGAGGTAAAGAAAAGTTTAGTGGGTATAACAAGCCCAAAAGAACACCTGGTCATGCAACTAAGTCTCATGCAGTCTTAGCAAAGCAAGGAGATCAAGTAAAATTGATACGTTTTGGACAGCAAGGTGTTAGTGGTGCAGGAAAAAACCCACAAAGTGAAAAAGATAAAGCTAGGAGGAAATCATTTAAAGCTAGACACGCTGCAAATATCGCAAAAGGGAAGATGAGTGCTGCATATTGGGCAAATAAAACAAAATGGTAATGAAACCAGAAGAATAGAGCTTAGAATATAAACAATGTTGTATTGGTTAAAAGTTAGATGACATACTCTATGCCAGGGGCATTGCGTACAAATATTGTTAGTCAAACCTATTTAGGTGGATCTGATAATCCATTTGCTAAGACAAGAGCTGTTTTAGATATGACGAAGGGGTGGGAAATAATGAAGGCGGTAACTTACGGAACTGATTATTTAAGAGAAAACTCGCAAGCGTTTTTACCGTTAGAACCGAGAGAAGATTATGACGCATATTTATCAAGAGTTAATCGTGCTGTATTTTCTCCTTATACGCAAAGATTAATTAGAGCTGCAACAGGATTAATTCTTCGTAAACCAATTACTGTTTTAGGTGATCCATATTGGACTGATGTATTTGTAAAAGATGTTGATGGTTGTGGATCGGACTTAGATGAGTATGCAAGAAGAAGTTTAATTTGTGCTTTAACTTATGGACATAGCAATACTCTTGTTGATTTCCCTGCACCAAAAGGAGCTAGAAATCTTGCTGAAGAAAGGCAACAGAATCGTAGACCTTATTGGATCGAGATAGACCCATCCAAAATTTGTGGTTGGAGATTAGATAGAGAAGTTAATTATGGAAAATTAATTCAAGTAAGAATTTCTGAGCAAGCTGTTGTAGCTGACGGTGAATTTGGTGAAAAAGTATATGATCAAATTCGTGTGATCGAACCAGGAAAATACAGAATTTATAGAAAGAAAGAATCTACAAAAGATATGTACACGCAAAGCAATACTTATGCAGGTAGTTTTGAATCTCCTGCTAACGAGCAAGATTATGAAATTGTTGAATCAGGTGATTTTTCATTAGGTGAAATACCTTTAGTGACTGTTTATTCAGGCAAAACAGACACGATGACAAGTAAACCACCGTTATTAGATATTGCACATTTAAATCTTGCACATTTTCAACGTCAAGCTGATTTAATTCATAGTTTGCACGTTGCTTCACAGCCTTTATTGGTAATGGAGGGATGGGATGATCAAACAAAAGATACGGCTATTAGTGTTAACTATGCAATGGCAACCCAACCAGGGAATAAAATCTACTATGTAGAACCAGCCGCAAGTGCATTTGAAGCACAATCAGCAGAAATACAAGAATTACAATTACAAATGGCAACCCTTGGTATTAGTACGTTATCTCAACAAAAATTCGTAGCAGAATCAGCAGATGCTCGTCGATTGGATCGTGTAGATACAAACTCTATGTTGTCGATGGTGTCATTAGATTTAGAACAAAAAATGCAAAAAGCATTTAATTTATCTGCTGATTATTTAGGATTAGAACCACCTGAAATTAAAATTAGTCGTGATTTTGATATTGATAGGCTAATCGGCCAAGATATAACAGCTTTGACATCACTATTTGATCAAAATGTGATTGATAGGGAAGAATTTAGAGATATTTTAGTGCAGGGTGAGGTTTTGCCAAATGCAAATGAAGCTGAAAGCAATTAATACATTAGAATAGTAAAGAAATACTTTTCTTGTTATGCCTTCCATCAAAATGGATAACGGTGTAAGAGCAGAAGATTTGGAAGCTGCAATAGCGGCTGAAAATGGTACTGCTACGCCTAAGTCAACTCCTGCTCCTGCGGCAACCCCTAAAGCAACAAAAACTACTACTAAAAAAACTGACGTTTAATTATGGAAGAACAAGTCATCCAGCCTGAGTCTGTGACTCCTGCTGAACAGCCTGTGGCTGAGACTGCAACTCCTCAAGCACCCAACCTTGACAGT